TAGTAACATTTTTAGCCATTATGCACTCCCTCTAGTAAATTCATAAATTACTCTTGCTGTTATTCTAACACCACCATATGGGTAAATAGTACCTTCATCTGTTGATGCTTCAATAATTTGAGTATCTATAGCATTACCATTTCTAGTTATATCATTATCTAAAGTTTCTTCAACAACTTCTATAATTTGATTTCTAACTGTATCTATATTTGTGTCTGTGCCTTTACCAAAAGCAACAATCTGAAAATCTATTGTACCCCTGTAAGAACCCGCTCCTGTATCACCAATACTTCCAACTTCCCTTGTTTCATCACCAGATTGCACAAATAAAGCGGGAAACTGTGCATCACTTAATTCTTCAACTTCAAAAGGTTCTCTAGTAATTTTTTTAAACTCGATAGGACTTGTAACAGCATCAAGTTTGTAATTATATCACTAGCTATATTTTCTCTTTTGCTCATATTCCCATTTCTTTGAAATAAAATCTTGAAAATTCATTTTTGATTTTAATTTCTTCATTATCGCCTATAGAAAAAAATGGTCTTGTAATTCTACGTTTACCAACACCTAAAGAATCGTGATAACTTGCAATTTTTGCTCTTTCCATATTTGTAAACAATAATGTACTTTTCAATGCACCTGTTCTAAAATCTAAACTTCTAAACATCTTGCCTGTATCAGTAAGGTCTACAAAACCTGTTTGCCTACCCCGCTTTTTTCGGCTTCTGATAGTGCCTTTTGCATAACCTCGCATTTTACCACCATCTGGTAGTTTACCCGCTTGTGTACGCTTTGTAATCATTAGGATAGCCATATTAGATACTCTTTTAAGACCTTTATCTATTACTGACTTTTGTTTACTACTTAATTTTTTTAAAAAATTAGTTATTTCAATAGAATTTACATCAACTTTGACATCTACTGCCATTATCTAACTAACCTTAGAAAATGTATTGGTTCTTTTTCGCTATCTGAAACAGTACCACCACCATCTTCATCATATTCTACACCATCTCTAAGAATAGCTTGAAATTCTTCTTCATATCTTTCTCTATAAAAATCTATCTGTACTTGAAATGTATCTTTGCCTTCGCCTGTGTCTGGGTCACGCCATTTTGTTAATTGTGGATAAATATATTTCCATAAAGCAATGTAAACTACAGATAACTCCCATTGTGAAGGTGTAAGTTTACTATTTGTCATTTCAACAGATGTAACTTTTGTAATATCTTTATATCTTACTTGATGCCTGTATCTTTCCCACCATTCTTCACGAATACGTCTAAGAACGTCATTTTCTGCGAATTGAATTTGATCTACAAAAGTTGTAATACCAAAACCTAGAATATCTGGTTGAATTTTTTGTAAATGTGTATTTTGAACGCTAAAAACTGTTGATGACATTATTCAGCCTTTTTTGTTTCTGGGTGTTGGTTTAGGTGTTGGTTTTGGTTGTGCTTTTGGCTTACCATCATCAAGTTTCCAACCTCTTAAATTCCAAATGTTGATATTGTTTTCATAATCAACTTTACGTCTTTCTATAACTCTATCGCCTTTTACAAGTTTGACCATATCCATAATTACTATTCCTTAATAAAAAGGGGTGGTTTCCCACCCCATAAGTTTTAGTTAGCTAGTGTGTCTGCTGTTAACTTAACACCATAGCTGTCATGGATTTCACTTACTCCATAAACTGCTGTAGCTACGATTTCATCTGCTCTTAATGAAGCATCTCTTTGTGATTCAATCTTGAGGTCTTGCATCATTGCTAAAGCAAGTGCATCTTGTGAGAATACACCACCAATAGAGTCATCTGAACCATCTACAGAAATATTTGAAGATTCAAAAATCTGAACTCCCGCTATTGTTCCAACAAAACCAGTTCTCATAGCTTCGTTTGAAAGTTCTGTATCTCTACCCACAAATGTATTTGTTAAAGACTTTTTAACATTAAATATTTGCTTCGGGTGAAATACCCCATAGTAAGGGGCGGGTGCATTTGCTGTTCGTAAATCAGCAACCGCTTCAAATACGTCTGCAACTGTTAATTCTTGACCAGCACCACCAGCTCTTTCTGTTGAAAAACCTGTGAATAATGCTGATAAGTCTGCATCTATTTTTCTTGCAATAGCTTCACCAAATAACCTACCAATATCACCCGCAACATTTCTTGATGCTGAGTTTCTTGCTAAATCTGTTAGTGTTGTCATAATTCCAACTTCTGATGCTGTGATAGTTACAGATGTTGGATTTACTGCTGTATTACTTAGGTCAGTTGCTTCGTTTACTGCTGATGCTGATACGTTTGCATAAATCGGTACTTCTACTGATTTACCACCACCCGCAATAGTGTAGTTTCTAACTAAGTTTCTCATTATTGATTGCTCACTAGCAACAAATAACGCTTCTGCTACGATTTCGGTGTAGAGTTCCGAAATGGTAGAACTGGTTGTTTCATTTGCCATTTTTTACTCCTATAAATAAAACAAGTTATGGGTTTGCATTAATAACTCTAGGTTGGGAATCTCTTTGCTTTTTGTATTCAGCATACTTTTTCCTATCCTCTGGGTTATTAAAATTTAACTCACTCAAATTCAAAGGCTTATTGAGTTCTTGCCTATCCACATTTGACACCGAACCAGAACCGCTAGGGGTTGCTGAAACAAAGTGCGGGTTTTGTGTTAAGAACTCTTGAACTAATTCATCTGTAGTCAAAAGTTCCCCCTGTTTATTATATCTAGCAATTCCATTCTTATCAAGAATTTCAACATTACCAGTTTCATTTAGCTTAATATCATTTTTCAAAAGATCAACAACTTGTGAAGCATTTATTGCTTTATGTTTTGAAGCTGACTCTAATAATGATTTATTTATTTTAATATCTTTTAATTGATTTTCTAATTCTGATTTTTCTTTTTGATGTTCTTGGGTTCTGGTTTTAAGTATTTCTTCAAACTCGCCCTTTTGAATACGTTGCTTTTCTTCTGCTTCTTTTTGTGTCTTTACAGCATTTATAGCTACATCAATATCATCAACACCTAGCTTTTTATACATTGAACCCCTTTCTTTAGCTAATCGTCTTTCAACAATATTATTAACCTCGTCTTGGGTAAATGTTTGTGCTTGTGGTGTTTCTTGTACCTGTGGTGCTTCTTCTTCTTTTGTTTCAGTAGTTTGTTCTACTTGATTTTCTTCCATTTAAACCTCCATGTTGGTAGTGTTTTTATAACATAATAATATTTTTATTTCTACTATGTATCTTTTATAGGTGATTGTATCTGATCTATTATCTCCTCTACATCATTAATAATATATTGTTCATCTAAGTTTAAATCAGCAAATAATAACCTAATCTTATCAATATCTTCTGATGTTAAATTTTCTCCTTTTTCTTGCAATGTTTTAGTTATTGTATCAAGGGATTTTGTCATCTTTTATTTCCTGTAATATTTTTAAAAATTCTGGTGCAACTAATTCTTCTTTTCCCCTGTAATACAAAGAAAAATTTTCAACAAACCATTCTTTTGTATTAGTAGTTCCATATTGTGAAGGTGAGTGTTCTTTAATATTTCTTACATTTCTTAATCTATCTTCTAAAGGTCTTTGGACTTGTGTCCATGCGGGTTCAGTTCCAGAAACGGGGGTTAATCTTATATCTTTAAGTTTATATTGTTGATGAATATGGTGACCCATTTCATGATAAAATGTGGCTCTAAATTGTTCTACGTTATCATTTTCAAAACTTTTTGCTGACCAAGGGCGATTACTAATATTATCTCCTCTTTTCCAATTAGATGTTTTTGCAATTAATTCAGTATCTAATTGAGTATTTATATCACTTATTTCTGCTTTTATTATGCTTTGTTTACTATTTATATCTAACAATTTTTCATCTAATTCGTCATAATTTTTTCTTGTAAATTTTCCTGTTTCACTAAATGTTCCTTGCCCCAAAGTTCTCCAATCCCAAGCATCACTAACACCTAATTCACTATAAATTATATTTTTTTCTAAATTTAGTTGAGCATATTCTTCACTCAGTTCTCTTTTTTTGTCCTCTAATCTTGTTTTTAATTTAGGGTCAATTTGTTTAGCTCCTATTCTTTTTGCTCCACTTTGTGCAAATTGAACTTGCATACCCATAACTCCATCACCCATATTGGCTAAATATGATCTTTCGTTTTTTGACCCTTTAATTCCCCTTATCATAGGTACATTAAATTTTTTACAAAGTGCTTCTGCTTCTGGCATCATAGCTAAAATCATTGACAAACCTTTTTCATCTAATTTAGTACCAGAAATTTTACCAAAGTTTTGAACTCTTGAACCTCTATAATGAGTTATATTTTTATTTAAATACCTATCGTCTTTACTCGCATCACCAAAAACTTTGTTTAATCTTTTTGTAGCTTCATTTGCTGATAGTATCTGAATAGTTTGTTCTGTTACACCCTCACGATTTATTGGGGTGAATATATCTCTTTCATCTATTACTGGCGGTGGTGTTGGCGGTGGTGGTGCTTCATCAACTACTGGTTCTTCTGGAACTTCATCTACTGTTTCCTCGCCCCATGCGGGGTCTGTAGGAATCCAAGTATGTCTGCACCTATAACCACCCCTAACAATAAATGGATCGCCTGTTGACTTTCCTTGCCATGACCTATTGTTCCACATATCCCTTATTTGTTCTTCTGTAAGTGTCTTATTCAACATATCAACACAAAATGGTCTACTATCTCGAACTAATGTGCCTGTATATGTGAAATGTGTTAATCCCGCTTCTTTTGCTTTAGCTACTGTAAACTGACCATGAAACTGCATTACTGAATCATGTGCTATTTGACTTGCATAACGTCTAAGGTTGTTTCCCGCCCTATCACTCGCATACTGGGTATGTAATTTTCTTACAGCATCTTCTACTTGTGCTTTTTTAGTGCTATCAAATTTATTTTCGTTAATAAAATCAACTAATTCATTTATTTCCGCAGTGTTTGAGGTTTTATAAACACCATTGATATGAGATTTAATATTACTAACCATATCTTCAAATGGTCTACCCGCTATTGTACTTTGGTATATTTCATCATTAATAACTTTAGAAAATCTTTCTGCAATATCTTCAAAACCACTAAATGATTGTGTCTTTAGAGCATTGATTGTCTGTAAATCCACTTCTGTAAGGCTCTTAAACTTTTTAGGAATAGGCATTTCACCAAATGTATCTAAAACCTCTTTGGCTATCTTATTATACTCCTCATTAATGATTATATCGGCTTCTTCAAGAAAGTTGTCTGCTATTAGTTTTCTGATTTGTGGTTGTAGTTGTATTGCTAATCTTTGTGATACAAGCTGACCTTTTGTTGCCCTAGTTACTTCTTTTACAACATCTTCTTCTAGCTTGTATAAAACATTGATTATACGTTCTTCGTGCTGATCTGCTAATTTTTCTAAAATTCTGGACATATTTTACAATGGGAAATCTTTTTTCCACGCTTTTATTGACCAGAAAGCTGGTGATAAAGACTTTTGCCCTTTTACTTCTTTTAGAACACCACCCATTCTAGCTAAAAATGATCTTTGTCTAGCTGGTATGCTTTTCTTGATAGACATACCTCTAGCACCAAAAGTAACTTTGTTTATTTTGCCTGTAGCTTTGTTTTTGACGTAAACACCAAACTTTTTTCTTTTAGATTCTGCTGTAGATAACCTAAAAGGTTTATTTAGTTTTACTTCTTTTCCTCTATAGGTAGCCATTCGTAAGTCCTTGATTTTACTGGGTTTTTTCCAGGATTATCACCTATCATCTAGTCTTTCGTTTGTTATCATTCCACAAGCTGGACATTTATAAACATCTTTTAATTCAGTTTTTTTCAATGCAACTTTGCACCTAATACATAGTTTAATTTTTTCTTTTTCCATATAATCATTTCTTTTTTCTTTTCGTAGCTCGTCTGATAATATCCTTATCAAAAGTGCCAGACCTTCCACGACTAATTAGTTTGTTTACTCTTGCCATTGCCCAAGCGGACATAGGTATTCTTGGTCTACTACCCGCAGATAAAAATGCACCTTGTCCTCTACGAAATGATGCTTTTAAGTCTGCAAGATTGAATAATTTAGATTTTTTAGCTTTTGCTTTTAGTGTTGCAACTGTTTTTGCTGATAAAGGTTTTCTTCTGACCGCCATTATGCCCTGTTCCTTCGCTGTAATAATGCTGTGGG